TCTTCTTCGAGATAGTTGATTCCCTTGGCTTTCATCAGTTCAACACAGTCTGAGACTGCCGTCAATGTCGACAGTCCGAGAATATCTGCTTTCACTAGACCGCTCTTTTCAACCATGCCAGCGTCATACTGAGTAACCTGGATCATGCCGAGCTTTTCATCTTCCAACATCATTGTTGGAATGCGGTCTGCCGAGAGATCTAAAGTGGAGATAACGAATGCAGACGCATGTCGACCCCAACCACGAACTGTACCGATAAGCTTATTCACCATCTCCTGAATGTCAGGGTGGATTTCAAAGAACTTAGCTAAGGTCTTATTAAGCTCAACAATACCGTGATTGTAGTTACCTTCCTGGTCAGTGTATCCATACAAGAAGTCATACTCGTCAACGCCCTGAGGCGAATCAGGAACAGTCTCGCAGATGGCCAAGATTTCTGGGTCATTGCCCTTCTTACCATACAAGGACCACATCGCATCCTTGATAGCATTCTTGGTCTTCATCTTCTGGAAGGTCGCAATCTGAGCAAACCCCAGACCATATTTCGTCCTCAAATAATCCATAACGAGGGCACGTGCACGATCACCGATATCCGCATCGATGTCTGGGAACGATCCTGCGCGAATACGGGCATGAGATAGGAAGCGCTCGAACGGAAGATTGGTTGCAATCGGATCAAGGTGAATAATCTTCAGATAGAAGGAGATGAGTGAACCACCTGCAGACCCACGAGCTAGGTTCTGTAGAATGCCGTTCGCTCGAGCGAATGTACCGATGTCCTCATACACCAAGAAGTAAGGAATGAAATTTAGTTTCTCATTTTTCATGATAACGTCAAGCTCAGTTTTGAATCGCTCAACGTAAACGGGGTCGTTGTTCCAGCGACCGTGAGCCTTAATGCGCTCCATCATGAAGTAATAGGTCTGTGTATTGTAATCGCCAGGTGCCTTCGCCTGGATGTGTGCGGGAATCTCAATCTTAGGTAGATGGTATTCGAACTTGAACTCAATGCTCTTTGACTTCTCGAGCGGAATGTAGCTGTTATCAATCCACTCCGAGAACCGCTCTTCAGTCATCCACTCAGTGCCAAGATGTACCTGGAGCTTCTTGAACATCTCTTCTGCCATCATCTGGTGATAGCTCTCGTGGAAGTACCAACCGTTGGAGTTGCCGTTCTTTAAGAGGCAGTCCTGGATAAGCTTGTCCTCGGGATACACGAAGTGTGCGTCAGTGACGGGTATACAGCGACCGCCGTGCTTATCAACCATCTCCTTGAGGAAAAGGTTGTAGCCTCGTTGTTTATTGTTGTCACAGACGCATTCGTCTTGTTGTGACGGTGCTTGCTCAATAGGGAATGGATCAAAACCTCCCGTCTTTTTATTGAAGTCATGTGTAATATCTCCGACGTGGAACTCAATTAGAAGGTTGTCGCCGAATAGTTCCTTGTACATAAGGAACCGCTCCTCGGCAAGCTTCTTATCCTTATCCTTCATGATGGCTTGGCCAATCGGACCAACAATGCATCCGGTACCAAACATGATGCCTTCTTTATATTGCTTAATCTGGTCGTATGTAACACGAGCCTTCAACGAACCGAAATAGCTCACAGTATCGTTGTATGCAAGAGAAGCTAGCTTCATTAGGTTGTGATAACCCTGATTGCTGCAAGCCCAAGCTGTGATGTGATAGTGACTCTTATCTTCAGCATTGAGCTTCACATATAGCTCAACACCCGGAATTAGACGAGCACCATCGAGTGGATACTCAGGCTTCGCAGGATCGTCGGGATGGTCCTTATTCCAGTCCTTGTTTTCTTTGTTGATATTCTTGATTAGGTCTTTTGTACGAATGGCATCAAACATGGAAATGGCAGTACCGTGGTCGGTAATCGCCAATCCTGGAGTGCTCGTCTCAAGACACCACCGTACCCAATCCTGTGGAGAGGGTACGGCGTCAAGTAGACTGTATTTCGAGTGATTGTGCAACTGTACAACTGGACGGAAATTAGGCATCGTCTCTCGCTAGAAGTTCAGATAGGGTGAGTGGTTTGAAACCGGATACATCCACACCAACGTTAATCGTTTTACCGTTTCTCTTCCAAGATGTGTGAACGTGCCCACAAAGGAAGTAGTCATAGTAGATGGGAGGATCGGTCTTGAGATCAGGAGGATAGTAACGTTCGCCAGCATCAAGGTGCATTGGGATATGAGCTAGATATAACTTATATCCGTCCACTTCGATTTCTAGACGCCGATGAATCTCGTCAAACCCTGCAGCAAGATGAACCTCGTCTTTCTTGTCATGGTTTCCCTTAACAAGAATTACCTTTCCATTCAGGCGCTTACGGAGATTGACGTTTTCCTTAGGGCCCATAGAGAAGTCCCCCAAATGATAAACGGTGTCTCCTGGACCGACTACGGCGTTCCATTTTTCGATCATTGCCTCATTCATCTCATTAATGTCGGCAAATGGACGATTACAGTATTGGATGATGTTTGCGTGCCCAAAGTGGGTATCGCTAGTAAAAAAAATTTTCATAGGGAGATTCTACCGATTAAGAACGAGAGTTTCTACAAAGGATCGAAACCGATACATAGTCATGATGGTTTCGTACTCTTTAATTAAGCTTTCATGGTCAGCGTCTATAACTAATTCGACCTTGACCTTGGGAAAGTGCTTGATTGCTTTACTATAAGCCATCCCGTAAATTTTAGATTGATACCAGTTAACTAGACGAGCTAGACGAGTCCAACGCACGAAAGGACCAATATAGTAAAGATCCCATTTCCAAAGCCATTTGGGAAACTGGCTGAAAGCATATCCAGGATAGATGAGTCCGTGTAAACTACCATCCCAGAAAGTTACATAGATGCGAGCGGTACCGTACTTCTCTTTAGAGCTAACTCCGATTCGACCCCAGAAACGCATAAACGAGTCCACCATATCGATGGACTCGCCCAGTGCTTTCCAATCAAAATCTTCGTCGCCCCAGCGGTGCATTACGCAAAGTTGAAGTTTAGATCAACCAAGGTGTTTACTGAATCGCTAGTATTGAGCTTGAGTTCACACTCAAAGTCATACACGAGCTCTTCAGATAGAGCCTCTGACATGCCACTGAAGAACGCCTTCAGGATGAGGTTGTCGCCCTTGTTGTTGCGCAAGGCAGCAGGACTATAAGTAACGGGAACCGTTACGGTAAACTTCTTTAGACCAAGTGCTGCATTAGCTTGAAGTCCAGCGACGATTGTCTCGTACTGACCTTCCTCAACTAGGGCCACGCCTGCGTCGTGGGCATCCTGCATTTTCTGACTGACGCCCGTTGATCCTGCAAAATACTCGTCTCTTAGTGACATCGTCTACTCCTTAAACGTTAGCTCCAGAGTGAGGGTTCACCGAACCATCCTGGATTTCTTGAAGCTTGTCGAGGAAGAATCCAATCTTCGACTTCTCATAGTTCAGAGCACTATTATATCCTGCCCCTAGCTCCTTAGCAATCGACTTAGCTGCATTGAGCTTGTCATCCGCCGCACGCTCTTCCTTGATGAGGCGAATCTTCTGCTCTGACTCAACAAGCAGGTCCCGAAGCTGGTCCTCATTGAGGTCTTCGGCGTTATCTAGAAATGACTGGCTTAGCTTTGAAGTATCGGACATGTCCAACTCCTTTAAGTGATTAGAAAATTTTTGATGGACAAGGCCCTTTGTACAACGGGATCCAATCCAACCGTTTTCTTCTTAGCAATATACTTCTTGAGCAGGGCAAGAGCTTCCTTAGTTGGAATACTTTTGGTTTTCACCTTAAGTTCAAGTTCGTCCAATTCTTTCCCGTATTGTAGTAAGAGCCGACTAATCCGTTCTGCCTGGGTTTTGGCATTGTGACAGGTGTCGCATATAACCTGAAGATTAGCGGCATCGCAGAATAGCCGCTGGATAAACGTGTTAAAGTCAACGAAACCTTCGCTGACAGATACGACCGGGTTGATATGATCGACAGAGACTTTAGTAGATCCAACATAGCTTGTACAGACGTTACACCGGTACTGGACCGCATCTTTCTTCGCACGGCCGCCATCCTGATTGTATTTAGGAACTTCACGTCGCACCCTGAATAGAACTTCGCGGATCACCGGCGACCTAGAGAAGGTCCTGCGTAAGGCTCCACGGATTGCTGCTTCTTGATTCCAAGTTTTAGCCACGTACCTATTTTACTTAGCTTTCTCTAAGTACATCGTTTTATCTTCGTTATCAAGTAGATGCGAGATTCGATTCTTAGTGTACTCAGACATAGGTCCGGCTGGAAACATACTGCAGTGGTGTTCATCAGCGTGTGAGGCGAAATGGATTTCGTTATCGCGAACTTCGAAAGTCCCAATAACTTCATCCTTGCCTTTGAAGACTCTGTGAAGGTTAAATTTAGTTACCATTTGGGCTCCTTACTCTTGTGAGGATATAGAGGTCCAGTGGTTAGACGATTTGTATCCAATGCGTTATCTAGACTCTTATAATGTTCTGGTCCGTTGTTCAGAGAATTCTTCATCCCTTGAAGACGTCTCAAGAAACCTTGCGTTGCCGGAGAATCTTCTGAATGTCCGTGAGCGGCAAGCATTTCTTTAGCTTTCGCGGGGTCGAGTGAGTTAAGCCATTTAACGGCTTCTGGGTGGGCTTGCGTGTTGTCAAGACCCATCCCTTTAATGTTGGGATCTTCAGCATGTTCTAGATAGTCCGGGTAATGAGTTTGGTCAAAGTTACCATAATCGAACGAAGTGCCGTTATCAATTAAGTGTAGTTTGTTCCCCTTATCCATCATGTAATTGCCAGCATGACGATCATGATAGCCCATGATATTGTCCATCAATGCCATTTTGTGTAGATCACCGCTTCCATGAAGACTCTTGAGAGTCTCAGCATGGGAAGGATCAGCGAACTCGCCCATCTTCTTGGGCTGCTCGAAAGGATTCTCACCTTCGGCTGCACCGTCTAACTGATCAGCCGGATTTTTCTTGAGGTCTGCGTGCGTGGCCGAATCTTGCATCTCTTGAGCAGAGAAATCCTCACCGTTACGCGAGAATCCAGCGGTTGCCGGAACGTGTTTCCCCATCCCAAAATAGTCGCGAGCCATGTTATGAAAGAGAACTTCACGCTTGGCTGAGTTGAACCCATTTTCAAGATGACCACGTTCTTTTTGATTCGCATGAGCATTAGCTCTCTTAAGAAGAACATCCTTACCGATTAAGGGATTCGTAGCTCTATGTGCAGCACCTGCAACGCTTCCACGCATTGGTTTTGAATTGTGAAAATCCAATCCGTGTATCAGCTTCGTTTGTTCGGGGGAGTGGTGATTTGCAAAACCTTCAGTTGCGTCGACTGGTTGACGACTTATCTTACGTCGCTCCAATCTTGGAGCGGAAACTTTACCTTCTACTTTAGTTGGTGTTGGTGGAACATCTGTCTTAGAAAGAGACCACTGTCCGTTATCTTCGACCTTTAGAACCTCTACGCTTGCTTTGCCCGGCTGTGGATTCTTGAGTTGCTGAGCAACTTTGGCTGGATCCTTCTTAGAAGGAGGCGGCAATCCACTAGGAATCTTGGGAATACCAGGTTGTTTAATGGAGGGCTTAGGAGTCTTGAACGAGGGCGGCTTAATTGCCGGAACCATAAGGTCCTTACTAGCTCCAGTCTTCACTGAAAGCAAGGACTTAAGGAGATCGTCGACCTTTTTGTAGAAGTCATCCATAGTCATATTTTATCAGGCAATCATGCTGAGGGTGGAGATACCATTGCGTTTCTCGACTCTTAGAACCTTATCGAATGACGCTCTCATCTCCGAGGCATGGTCAATCACGATGACCTGACGATCCTGGGACAGCCCTCGGATCAAATCTAGGGCAAATTCCTTACCAGAGGTATCCAAACCATCGAAGGCCTCGTCAAAGATAACTGGGGACATGTGGAGGCCGAACTGCTGTTCCAAAATGCCTAACAAGGCCATGTCAGTACAGATAGATAGTGCCTTCAGTTCGCCCCCGGATAACGACCCAAGGCTGATAGGCTTGCCATCCATCACGATCGACTCAGAGAATTTGGCTGTGATATCACCCTTAACGTTCTCCTTATAAGACTGTAGTTCATAAGTGAGATTGGGCCACAACATGTCGATGTACTTAGAAATCTGCTCATTGAAAAGAGCTACTGCAGAGTCGAGCACATAGGCTTGGGCGCCAGTAGGAGAATAGATTGCGGCTACGGTTTTTTGTAGTTCAATCTCTTTTGCTACTTCATCCATCTGTGCCTTGAGGTCGTTCCGTCGGCCTTTGAGCTCGTCAATCCTCGCCACCAATTGAGCATTATCATTTAACTTTTTGATCATATCCCCCAGATCATTTTCACATGACTTAATTCGTACAGTGAGTTCTGCCTGAGAGATAGAAGCACGCTCCCACTCTGCAGATTCCTTCCTCTTGCGCTCTTTGAGGCGTGCATGAAGATCTGAGATCTGAGATTCACCTAACAGAGAATTATCGAGTTCATTCAACTGCGAAAGAATCAATTCACGCTCTTGCGTGAGTTTATCAATTTCACGATTGTGGGTTACCTCGGCATGAGCATTATCTAGATTGGATCCGCATGTTGGGCACAAGGAAAGAGCATTGAAGGGTTTGATTTTCTTCCCAAGTTGATTCCATTGGTTGAAGAGCATTTCCCGCTTTGTCCGCATTCTAACGAACTCAGACTTCTTATTTGTTATATCTTCCTCAAGCTTCTGGTACTTGGCCAAGTCTGGACGCACAACTGTTTGTGCATCTGCTAACGCTTTAATAAAAGATAGCTTTATATTCTCTTTGTCATTAATTGCACACTGTATGTAATTAGCGTCTACCAAAGATTCGCTGTAAGCCTCGATTTTGACTTGGAATTCTGCGATTTTTTGACGAAACTGCTCAAACTTAATTTGCAATAATGCAACAATTTCATCACATTTCTTCTTGCATAAAGTGAACTCGTCAAGATTTAATAACTGTAATAAGAACTGTTTCTTATCAGAATCATTGAGCAGTAAGAATCTTGGAGAAGCAATGCTATTAGCTTGCGAACAATACATCGAAACAATAAACTGTGTATAGGATAGACGTAGTTTGGCCTCGAACTCTTCCTGTGTTATGGAAAGCTCCTCAAGCGTGCCGTTAACTTCTCTATGGAACGACATTCCTTTAGGACGGGATCGTTTGACGACCAATACCTCGGAACCGGTATCAACAGTGCAGGTAACCGATCCTCTCTTCGCGCCTCTTCGAACGATTTCAGTCGCAGTAATCTTCCGAGGAAGTTTATCATAAAGTGCAAATGAAACCGCATTAAGTACTGCCGTTTTTCCAGCTCCATTTGCTCGATCGACGTCATAGTTCCAGCCTTCAATAAGCAAAAGGCCGCTGTCATCGAAGTCGACGTGGGCTTGCTCAATACTTAGAAAGTTTTCAATATCGCAAGAGATTAGTTTCATTTAGAATTCTTCTTGGGTTTCCCAATTACTAATTCGCCTTTCTCATTGTACACAAGCCATCCCTCTTCGAGACAGGTCTGTGTTGAGTAGGTCTGAACGAGCCTTGGAACTTCAACATCCCAGAAGTGTTCTATTCGACGATTCTCTAATTGCTTTCTTTGATCTTCTTCGTGACGTATACCAGTAAAAGAGTCGATGGTCTCGGTCACTTTCTTACTTCCAATGTTGGGGAACAGGCGCTTGGTATTAGCACCACACTCCTTACATGGCAATGCCTCCGTCGAAACAGAGGCATACCGTTCAACTACTGCTGAACACTTTTCACATTGGAACCGATACTTTGCCATTAACGAACCTTTTTGAAGGGATGCCAGGCAAAAGATGCGCCAAAGTACGGTACAGCTCCGCGACCATCAAGTGTTGCCCAAACTCGGGGACCAACATCGAATTTGCCAATCTCAAGATTCACACCGGCACCTGCAAGCAAACCCGGACTAGTGCTTACTCCCAGTTCGGCGGCTACAGAAAGCTTCTCATACCATTTCTCTTCAAGAAGATACGGATTGACTCCGGCCAGTGCAATATCGACGCCAAAGGCCTTTGTTGAGGATGTGGCTGATGAACGCCACGTTCCATCCTTGTCTTGAGAGACAATCACACTAAACTTAATGGGACTACGCTGTGTTAGATTAACTTCATACTGTCCTTGATTACTATCGCAATTAATAGTTGCATTGCCAGTGACCTGAAACGGATCAAATCGCTCTTCAGTATCAATATTAACTCGTTTCACACCTGGTTTAGCAGGATCAGCTATGACGACCGTGGTGCTCTTTGCATCCTTCAGATCCTTGCGCAACTGAACAACAATAGTATTTGCGGTTAGTAATTCGGAGCCCTGCATCTTGAGCTGTCCTCGTAAGGCATTGAGCTCAGCATCCTTTTCATCGAGGAATCTTGATAGGTCTTTGGTCTGCACGGCTAGCTTCTGGTACACACCCTCTTTAACCTCAATCGTTTTATCCCGTAGAGCAACCTGATTCTGTAATTCAACAATTTGAGCTGACCGCTGATGATCGCGATAAGTCATAAAACCTGCGAATGCAAGAGCAAGAAGAAGTGCCCCGCCAGCGATTACTAGAGCTACTTTGATTGGTGAATTAAGTGGATTGTTCATGTTGTCACTCTATGAGTCGCCGAATTTAGCCCAATCGGGATTGACGTACTCTTCCTTTTTCTTTTTCTCTGGTGGCTTCTCCTTCACCACCTTACGTCTAAGCGAGATTTCTGAGTCTAGATACTCCATAACCTTGTCTAGAAACTCGTTCTGCTTATCCGTCACTCCTTTCGCTTCGTTCAGACTGTACACCTTCTGAAGAATCTTCCAGAGTTCCTTCTTGATTTCTGTCTTCCGATCCATATCGTTTTTCCCTATGCTTGTCATACCCCAAAAACAAGCAGACAAGACCAGCTCCCAGTCCTATTGGGCTAAAAGGCGGCACAAAAGCAAAAGCGATACTGACTATACCAAAAAACATCATCCAGTTCATTTTATTCCTGACCTACTGTTCCTGTATTCTCTGACATCATCTCTCTAAACGTTGATTTAGAAAGAGCTAATTGCTGCTCCATTGCAGCATCCCGTGGCGAGACAATAAGTCCGCCCAGTGAACTAAGAATTGACGCTACCGATAATGCATTACCAACTGCCACTCTACAAACCTTTGCAGGTTCGATGATTCCTGAAGCTTCTGCATCCACAATCTTATGGGTGTTAGCATCGAAGATACGGGATGGAGGTGTATCTCGATCTGTCACAAATTCACCAATCGCGTTCCAGATATCGTGAAAGTCTTCTCCACAGTTGGAAAGCAATAGCTTGAAGGGTTCTAGCAGAGATTGCTCCATAATCGCCCACGAAGGCAAACGATCCGGATGACGGCGAAGAATATCGGCAAGAACGAGATGTACCCCGCAGCCTCCTGGGATGATCCCTTCAGCGATAGCCGATCGAACGGCCTCAACCGCGTCTTCTACCCTGGCCTTCTTCTCCCGTGCCTCTAATTCTGATCCTCCGCCAACCCAGATGGTAGATACCCCACCCGTTAGCTTCGAGATAGCAGCCTTTACGAACATTCGCTCCCTATCGTTAGGGGCGATTTCTGCAATAGACTTGAGCTCAGCGATTCGAGCACCCAATACATCAGGATCGGAGTCGGCAGTAAGAAACGTCTCATAAAGATTGATCTTCGCTGTGGCGAATGAACCAAGCTCCAATCCTTCCTCAATAGCTGCATCTAGACTAGCTGGATCGTAGACCGTAGCGCTTGTGTAAGCAGCCATATCGTGCAGGAACATCACTCGTGAGTTAGCAACTCCACCCATCGGAGTCTTAACTGGGACGACTGTATATCCACCTTTGGTTGTCTTAGCAAATTTGTCTAGTACGACGTCAGCAAAGTGATGTGCGAAAACGATGATCGGTTTTCCATATAAATTCGTTCCTTCGACTGCCTGTTGGATAGCGGCTGGGACCTTGAGGTCGTTTAGGCTCCCGTCGAATAGAAATACAAGGCCTTCATCCATCTTGGCCTGTTGATTTGCACGGTCGTTGATGAAAGAGATTCCGATCGTGCCCAAGTCCTTGAGACCAGAGGTAACAATGCAACCTTCCATAGTCTCTACCCGGATAGAGGCATCGTCTGCTTCTTCCACAAGAACCTGACCGTCTTCACCAGCAGCCATAACAGCGTCGACAGCAGCAGTAGCAATCTGCTTATCTCCGTTTGCACTGATCGTTGCAACATTAATCAATTCATCCCGATCTGATACTGACTTAGCATTATTTTTCAGGAATGGGACTAGAACTGTCTCATATAGACGATTAAGATCGCTGATCATGCGCTGCGGATTGTATTTTGGGTTATCAGATAGGAAGTTAGATGCGTTCTGTACTAAGGCATTGGCCAGAACAATCGCCGTCGTTGTTCCGTCTCCCGCTTCTTTAGCTGTTCGTAGACAGATCTCCTTAGCAGCCTCAACAACAACTGACGCTTGAGCGTTAGCCATACCGACGTGCTTAGCAACGGTCACACCATCCTTTGTAGCCAATGGAGCAAGGTTATCTCGCTCTAGAAGAACTGTACGTCCACCAGGTCCAAGAGTTGAACCAACAATGGTTGCCATCTCTTGCAGAGCAGTCTGGACAATACGCTTGATCTCGGCCTTATCGGTTGTAATCTCTTTGGCCTTCTGTTTCTCGTATAGCATTATTCCCTCTTAAGTCTGTTCTTTTCTGTGTATTCTTTCAAGATAGCGTCACACTTCTTTACCATCTTTGCATCCATATTGAAACCATAAAAGGTATGGCCTAATTGGAGAGCCGCTTTGAGAGAGCCGGTACCACCACCGAACGGATCAAGAACAATAGATCCTGGCAGACAATCTGTCATACGGATTAGGAGTTCAGCTAAGTCAACCGGATAAGCTTCATCTAGAGAACCTGTCTCAATACGCCATGAATTCCCCGGACAACTAACCTCTTCATCAGTTTTCAAATATCTACGAACAGGGAGGCGATCCAGTTTCCAAACATCACCATTGCAGAAGTGTAGCACATACTCGTGGGAGTTGACTAGGTTCACTTCAGAGCGCTTACCCGGGAACCAAGTCTTCTGGATGACAATGTTGTCGATATGAAAAAAGCCGACATCTTCCATCGCCTTAGCGATTTCGAACGGTCGGCTCTTAGCTTCGATGGGTGCATAGCAAATCAGAAATACAATTCCGTTTGGCACCATATGCTGTTTTAGTTTGGCGGCGAACTTCTTAAACATGTCGATATCGAATCCGTCACGCTTTCTAATGGGTACGCGCGTAATACAGATTTCGGTATTCATTGGCCAAATGGCGTCGTCGCTCATAGGTTCAAGCGAAGAGATTCGGACCGAAGGGTCGAAAGCGTCTTGTAATAGATTGACTTTCTTGGGTGGCGCCATTTCGCCTTTATACTTACTTGCCGGAACTACCGAAGCCACCAGCACCACGAGAGGTGTTAGTGTCAACTTGATCAACTTGAGTCAAAAAGAAAGCCGGATTGTAGGGATTCATGATGAGCTGAGCTAGCTTCTCACCCTTCTTAATAACGATAGGGTCTGTCCTCATAAGGGGAATACCCTCAGCGTCGAGCTGATCGATAATCCAGAGGTTTGTGAAGACTGCATGGGGAATTCCACGATATGACTCGTCGATCACTCCAGCATAGACTAAAAGTCCCTTTGAACCAAGACCTGACTTAGAGGTGATTTCTGCCCATGTTCCAGCTGGAAGCTGAAGCTTGATATTGAGAGGGTGTTTCATCACCTGTCCAGGATAGATGGTAATGTCCTCAGTAGCATACAGATCCCAACCAGCATCAGAGGGATGTGCCTTCGAAGGTAGCTTTCCACCTTCAAGAACCTCTACCTTGATCTCATGAGCATCTTTGTGCATCTGTGCAGCTAGAGCTCGTGCATCTTCTTTGGACCACCAGACCTTCTTAGGTTCTGGTGTCTCTTCTTTGACTTCTTCTTTAATCTCTTCTTTCTTCTTTTTAGCCATGGATGAATCTCCTCTGTTGATTCTTT